CCGGGTTTCTGTCGCAGACAGCGCATGAGTCCGCACAGTTTTCAGCCATCAAGGAAAATCTGAACTATAAGGCTTCGGCCCTAACTGCTCTTTTTGGTTCTCGCATTACCGCTGCTCAGGCTGCTGAGGTTGGTCGTGACGATGCGACTAAGAAGCCTGCAAATCAGGAAGGCATTGCAAACATCATCTATGGTGGTGCATGGGGTGCAAAGAATCTCGGTAACGTGAATGAGGGTGACGGCTGGAGATTTCGCGGGCGTGGTCTTATTCAGCTAACTGGTCGTAGCAATTACACGAATTGTGGTAAGGGTCTTAATAAGGATCTGACAACAGATCCGTCATATCTTGAGACGCCTGAGGGTGCTGCTCGTTCGGCTGCTTGGTTCTGGAAGTCTCGTGGTCTGAATGAAGTGGCTGACACTGGTGATGTTCGTAAGATGACAAAGCTTGTCAACGGTGGTGATCTTGGTCTCGCAGATCGTGAGCATCACTACCATGAAATTCTGGGTGTGCTAGGCGATCACTAATGCCTAAGAAGTATCCGGTGATCGGCCTAAAGCTGATCACCGGTGAAGACGTTATCTCCCATGCTCGGTTTGAGGAATCAGATCGAGCATGGACTCTCTTCAATCCAGGACTACTAGTTGGCATGACAAATAGTGCAGGCGCGCCATCAGTAGGCATAACTGATTACATTCCATTTACGTCTAACAAAGCTATAAAAATTTATGAGAGAAATATTCTCTTTATATACGATCCGGATAATGAAATGACCATGGGTTATCATGGTAAACTTGACTCAGAAGAGTTGCCTAAAAACGAGAACATTGTACCCTTTACACGCAAGTAATAACCGTATATAATGGTGGCATGACAAAATTTTATACCTTTGCCTTTCAAATCGGCGATACCATTCACGTACGTGGCTATGAGAATGGTATTCGCTTTTCTGACCGCATCAAATATCAGCCGACTCTTTTCGTGCCATCCAAGGGTGGCCATGCCAAGTCTGGTTGGCGCAATATGTTTGGGCAAGCAGTTGAACCCGTGCAATTTGAGCGCATCCGCGAGGCCAAAGACTTTATCGAAAAATACAGCGATGTATCCAATTTCGATATCTATGGTCTGCCGCGATTCCAGTATGCATTCCTCAATGAGGAATACCCTGGTGAAATTCAATATGATCGTGACCTGATTGAGATTGCCAATCTTGATATCGAGGTCGGTTCTGAGAATGGCTTCCCGACTCCAGAGCTAGCGCAAGAACCAATCACGGCTATCACACTAAAGCGCGGTAAGAAAATCATTGCAATGGGTTGCGGTGATTATCGACCGTCGCATCATGCTGTGCGATATATTCGCTGCCGCGATGAGCGCGACCTGCTAGAGACGTTCTTGATCGAATGGGAGCGCGGGTATCACCCCGAGATTGTCACTGGTTGGAATATCACGTTCTTCGATATTCCGTATCTTGTCAATCGTATCTCTAAGGTCCTTGATGAGAAGGCTGCAAAGCGACTGTCGCCTTGGGGTTTTATCTCGCAGCGCACGACCAACATCATGGGTAAGACGCAGACCGCTGTTGATATTGCCGGCGTCTCTACGCTAGACTATCTTGAACTCTACAAGAAGTTTACATATTCGCAGCAAGAGTCATATCGCCTTGATCACATCGCTCACGTTGAACTTGGTGAGAAGAAGCTAGACTATTCTGAATATGGCTCGCTGCACCGACTCTACAAGGAAAACTATCAGAAGTTCATCGACTATAATATCAAAGACGTTGAGCTTGTTGACCGTCTTGATGAGAAGATGAAACTCATCGACATGGTTCTTGCACTTGCATATGACGCCAAGGTTAATTATACAGACGTATTTACGCAGGTGAAGATGTGGGATGTTCTAATCCACAATCATCTGTGGAAGAAGAAGGTCTGTGTACCGATGACTGGTGGTGGTAGCAAGGACGAGGCTTACGTCGGTGCATATGTCAAAGAACCTATCGTGGGCGCACATCAATGGGTTCTGTCTTTCGACTTGAATTCTCTGTATCCGCATCTTATCATGCAATATAATATTTCGCCTGAGATGCTTGACCGAGAAAACCGTGTTGATATTACTGTCGACCAATTGCTTGATTCTAACTTCGCGCCGCCGTTGCGGACAGGCTACAGTCTTGCGGCCAATGGTCGATACTTCAGCAATGCGCGACAGGGGTTTCTGCCTGAGATGATGGAGCGCATGTATGACAGTCGGTCCGAATACAAGCGCAAGATGATTCAAGCCCAGAAGAATGTTGAGTCGGCCAAGACACCTCAAGAAAAGCGAGAGCATGAGAAAGCCGTATCGCGGTATAAGAACATGCAGCTTGCAAAGAAGGTTCAGCTAAACTCAGCTTACGGTGCAATCGGTAATCCTTATTTCCGATTCTATGACCTCAATCAGGCCACAGCTATCACGGTTGGTGGTCAGCTTTCCATTCGCTGGGCTGAGGTCAAGATTAATGAGCATATCAATAAGCTGCTCGGCACAACCGACAAGGACTATGTGATTGCGGTTGATACCGACAGTCTTTACATTACCCTTGATGATCTAATCAAGAAGGTATTCAAAGACAAGGATCCGACTAAGGAGCAGATTGTCAACTATCTCGACAAGGCTGCATCGCAAGGCTTTGAGCCGATTATTGATCGCATCTATTCTAGCCTGCAAGAGCATATGAATGCATTTGCACAGAAGATGTCAATGAAGCGCGAGGTCATCGCAGACCGTGGTATCTGGACTGGTAAGAAGCGATACATTCTCAATGTGCATGACTCTGAGGGTGTGCGGTATGAGAAGCCTAAGCTAAAGATGATGGGCATCGAAGCTGTCAAATCCTCAACGCCGGGTGCATGTCGAAAGGCGATTAAGGACGCGCTTGATATCATCATGAACAAGGATGAGGCGACTCTGCAAGAATTTGTCGCATCTTTCCGTGAGCAATTCAACAAGCTTCCGTTTGAAGATGTTGCATTTCCTCGCGGTGTGCAAGGCCTGACAAAGTATTCGCGCGCAGAAAAGAGCATACCGATTCATGTGCGTGCAAGCCTTGCATATAATCGTCGCCTCAAGCAGCTTGGGCTTGACAAGTCATATCAAGCCATCAAGGATGGTGAGAAGGTCAAGTTTTGTTATCTTAAGATGCCAAATACTTTGGGTGAGAATGTTTTGGCTATTCCTTCTATGCTTCCGCCTGAGTTTGAGGTCAGCCAATACATAGACTATAGAATGCAGTTTGACAAAGCATTCCTTGACCCGCTTCGTTCGATCCTAGACGTGATCGGTTGGCAGGATGAGGACCGACCAACCCTAGCGAGGTTTTTCACCTAATGTCGTATCTAAATCACAATCTACCTACATTCACCTGCTATATGCGGAATGAATATCTGTATAATCATGAGAAGGGTCACGGTGAATTTACGTTATGCGATGTACACAGTGTTGCAAGTATGGAGAAGCGGGTACCTCTCTTTGAGGCCTTTCTAGATAATGGTGTCAACTGGACTCGTCGTCCATTGATGGCCTTCTGTTGGAAGAAAGATGCGCCAGTTCCAAAGATTGACGATTGCTATTACTGGAACTGCTTTAGCCCATATATTGATGTTAATATTCGCACTCGTATGGCTGGCCTGCGCGCACAACTAATTCGTTGTGATGGTAGCCGTATCGGTGGTGAATACATGTTTACTATGGATTGGTCATGGGAGAATAAAGGTATTCTAGATACAAACTTTAGTGAGACACCTGAACATAAGTGCGCGCATATGTTCAAGGTTGATGATGGTAATTTCTATGCATACCCCAACAATAGGATTATATGGCATGATGATGCGTGGATTGATGTACCACTTAAAAGTAACCCAGGATATCAGATTGACATGACAGTATATTCCGTAGAAAATAAGCGTAATCAAATCACAGACAATAGCTATATGACAGAATTCAAATCAACCGATACACAAGGAGATAATACATGAGTAAAGATTTCTTCCGCGATATGGTAAAGCAAATCGCAGATGTTGATACACATATTGCAGATGATGGTCTGCATTCGTCAGAATTTGCAGGCACGATGGACACAGGTTCATACCTGCTAAATGCTGCACTATCTGGTAGCATCTATGGTGGTGTGCCTAATAACAAGATCACAGTATTTGCTGGCGAGAGCGCAACTGGTAAGACGTTCTTCGTTCTTGGTCTTGTGCAGCAATTCCTTAAGGACAATCCTGATGCTGGTGTCATCTATTATGATACCGAAGCTGCTGTAACCAAGGAGATGTTTGTCGCGCGTGGTATCGACCCGCGCCGCGTGGTTATCTCTGAGCAGGCCACTGTACAGGGCTTCCGCACACATGCAATGCGTATTCTTGATAACTATCTGAAGGTGCCTGAGAAGGAACGCCCGAAGATGCTCATGGTGCTTGACTCGCTTGGTCAGCTTTCAACTGAGAAAGAGATGGAAGATATCTCTGAGGGTAAGAACACGCGTGACATGACTCGCTCGCAGCTTATTCGTGGTGCATTCCGTGCGCTGTCTCTTAAGCTGGCGCGCGCCAATGTATCGCTGCTGGTGACCAATCATATCTTCAATGTGATCGGCGCATATGTTCCCACTAAGGATATGGGTGGTGGCGAAGGTCTGAAATATGCAGCCTCGCAAATTCTCTTTCTGTCCAAGAAGAAGGATCGTGACGGTACAGAAGTTGTGGGCAACATCATTCATTGTCGCCTGGCCAAGAGTCGCTTTACTAAGGAGAACAAGTCAATTGATGTGAGACTTTCTTATGATGACGGCCTGAATAGGTACTATGGACTCCTTGACTTGGCTGAGAAACATGGTATAATCAAGAAGGTGTCTAATCGATTTGAAATGCCAGACGGTGGTAAGTTTTATGGCAAGCAGATCGAAGAAGATCCCGAGAGGTTTTTCACCACGAGTTTGCTTGATGCGATTGATGCCGCGGCAGGTAAAGAGTTTAAGTATGGTCAAGGTCAGATGACGGAGAATGAAGATGAAGAGGTCGATACCGAATCAGCCATTAGCTGAATATACGGTCATAGATGAGCCGACTATGCAGGATCATCTATGCTTTCGTATTACAAACGGTAAGTTTGCTGATACGGGTTTCTATTTCAATACCGTCAAGGTTAATGAGATGGATGATGGTGATGGTAATGCTGTTCTTGCCTTCACCTATAAGATTCTGAATTCTACTTGGGAACAGACCCCAGCCATGCTCAAGGACTTTGAGCATGTGCTGGCCTCAATTCTATATCACGTAGTGCTAACAACTGCAGAGATAAACAATGCGAATCGAAACGACGGTGCTGAGGCATCTGGTTCATGATGAAGAATATGCGCGCAAGGTTCTGCCTTTCGTAAGTGAGAAGTATTTCAATGATGCAGCTGAGAAGCTAATCTATTCTAATATCTCTACCTTTGTTGAGAAGTATAATTCTCTACCGAGCCGTGAAGCCCTTGCCATCGAGATTGACAGTGTAAAATCGCTCGGTGACAAGGAGCATCAAGCCGCTCTTGACACCATCAACTCTCTGACGCCACCTGATCCTGTGGACAAGGACTGGCTGGTTGATGCAACTGAGAAGTTCTGTCAAGAGCGTGCTGTCTATAATGCTATCATGGACAGCATCACTATTCTTGATGGTAAGGACAAGGATCGGGGGAAGGGTTCAATTCCCCAAATTCTTACTGATGCACTGGCCGTATCTTTTGATGCACATATCGGTCATGATTTCATTGATGACTTCACTGATCGATATGACTTCTATCATCGTGTCGAAGAAAAGATTCCGTTCGACCTTGAGCTAATGAATAAGATTACTCGTGGTGGTCTATCGCGCAAGTCTCTGAATATCATTCTTGCCGGTACGGGTGTCGGTAAGTCACTTGCAATGTGTCATATGGCCGCAGCCAATCTAATGCTTGGTAAGAACGTATTGTATATCACAATGGAGATGGCCGAGGAAAAGATTGCCGAGCGAATCGATGCAAATCTTCTCAATGTACCGATTCCAGACCTGCAGGTGCTACCGCGCGATCTTTACGAAAAGAAGATTGCTGGTATCCGAGCAAAGACGACCGGCAAGCTAATCATCAAAGAATATCCGACTGCATCAGCACATGCTGGTCACTTCCGGCATCTTCTTAACGAGCTTAATCTTAAGCGATCATTCGTACCTGACGTTATCTACATCGATTATCTAAATATCTGCATGTCATCACGTATCAAGACAGGTTCGAATGTGAATAGCTATACCTACATCAAGTCTATAGCAGAAGAACTTCGAGGTCTGGCCGTTGAACGAAACCTACCGATTGTATCTGCAACACAGACAACTCGAAGCGGTTATGCCAGCTCCGATGTTGAAATTACCGACACATCAGAATCCTTTGGTCTTCCCGCGACATCAGATTTCATGATCGCGCTAATTTCTACCGAGGAACTTCAAGACCTTAGTCAATTTATGGTCAAGCAGCTTAAGAATCGATACAGCGACCCTGCGGTCAATCGTAGGTTTGTCATCGGTGTCGATAGAGAAAAAATGCGGCTCTATGATGTTGAGCAATCAGCCCAAGCAGACATCATGGAGGATCGTCCCGTCATGGATAAGACCCAATTTGGTCAGCGCCGTGATGAGGAAGATAAGATGGGCTGGACGACCAAAAAGATGGGTCGAAAGGATTTCTCGGGACTAAAGGTGTAACATGGGTAAGAGTCGTAAGAATGAACGTAGTGGTTATGATGATGACGATGATCATGGCTTTTATGAAAGTAGAGATTACAATCGTGATTGGCGAGATGAGCGCCGCGAGCGTCGAGCCAAAAAAGAAGCCATTGATGAACCAGTCGAGCCTGAATGGTATTTCCCGCCTAAGAAACAGTGGCGTTGATATATACATTTAGCCATTGACAATGTGACAGGTGCCTGATACAATAACCTTATTCAATAGGGAAATGTATGGTCAAATCAGGTCCACGTATTACCGTCCGAGGCCATAATAGGGCCTATAGAAATCTTGTCCGCAATGCGGCTAGATGGATGGTATGTGACCTGATGAACCATCGTCTATCAGATACCCTAACCATCAGAATAAAGCTGGTGAAGGATCTGCTAAAGTCTGAGTGTATCTACGGTGACTGTGAATGGACTGATGACAATAGGCGTCCAAAAGAATTTACTGTGCGTCTCTATGCGGGCCCATCCCGCAAGAGAACATTAAAGACTTTGGCGCATGAACTAATTCACGTCAAGCAATTTGCCAGACGTGAATTATATGATCATATTATGAATGCTGATCTGGTGACCTGGAAAGGTCAAAGGGTTGATAGCCAACAGGTCTCATATGAAGATCACCCTTGGGAAAAAGAGGCCTATGAAATGGAAAAGCCTCTTCTCAATAGGTGGGCACAAGCAACTGGTAATGACAAATATCTGTGGAGATCAAATAGATGATGTGGGTTTTGATAGCTGTAAGTGTGATGTTTTCTGAGGGTTCTCAGCCTAATCTAATTGCGCTATATGCTTCAAATAAGCAAGAGTGTGAATCGATGGCTAGAATTGGTAATACTGGTGCATTTGATTCGCTTCCTGTGGGTCCGATGGCCTTTTTCTGTTATAGCTTGGTCGAGCGATGAATATCAAACTTCCTGAGAAGTTCTACGACAGCCTCAAGACTGAGGTTGTAGAACAAAAGTATAATGCCAAGTATATTGGTGCTTGGGCTGTTAAGACCAAAGATGGCGGATGGAGTCTGCACCCGGTTGAGGTTTTCTACCAACCTGTGCTAAAGGATCCATCGCATAGCCACTATTTCGGTGTATATGTTAGTCATGATGGTCATGCCTATATCTGCAATGCGGAGTCCGCTTTCTCCGACCCAATCTTAGGTGTGGTTGCAGATAACGGTGAGATTGTGGTGAGTGGTTATCGTCACGATTATCGCACTAGCAGCGATGGTTCTGCATTTATCGATGGAGGGCGTGACTATACTCGTTCTAATAAGCTAGCTATCAAGCTAACCATGGTTGATGGTGAGCTAAAGGTTTCATAAATATGGCTACAGAATATAGAGGTGGCCATGTCGTTCAAAAGATGGTTAACAGAACAAGTAGAAGCTAAGAGACTACCATTCGATAAGACGACGAAGCGTCGCGGATGGTGGAGAGAGGGTGACCATTATATCCTCTATCATGGTACTCATGAACGTAATGTTCAGTCCATGTTAAAGTCTGGGATCAATCGCCCTGATCCCAGCACTGGAATGTATTCCACAACCCCTGATGCTCACACCGCCCACGGATATGCTGCAATGTCCGGTGCTGGTGGTGAAGCGCATTTTAGAGGCACTAGCGCCAAAGCCACCAATACACCCCATAGTGAGCGCGCTGTATTGAAGCTAAAGGTTCCCGCCGATTGGGCCGAGCGCAATATGGACGCCGACTTACGTGGTAATATGGGTGATGCTAAAAAGCGCATGATGGACAGAAATGAATATTCAAGATGGGTAGCAAAGAATCCTGAGAAGTCCGACTCAGAATATTATATGGCCACAGAAGTTCGATTCAAGAAGCCTATTCCGCCTGAGTTTATCGAAGGCTATATGAAGAAGTTTGAGTAGCCATTATGACTCAAAATACAATATTATCAGATATCAATGAAATTCAAATTGGCTATTTTCTAGCCAATAAAAAATGGTATGATGAGCAAGCCAAGATACAATTTAATAATAGAGTAAAGCAGGCTAAAGCTCCTGAGGTTACCGATGCCATTGGTAAAGCTGAAGTTATGGCAAATGCCTTTAAAAAATGGGCAAAGGAAAATGGCTATTCGGGTACTGTAAAAACGGTTTGGTGGACCGCTCGGCCTGGATCAATGCAAGCTGCTGTAGGCAGACCTGTAGATCAAAGTAAAAATCCAACTGATATATTAGTGAAATTTACTAGTGGTCCAAATGATGGATTTCTCGGGCTTTCGGCGAAAGCAACAAAAACAAAAGGTGATATCGGATTTAAAAATCCTGGTGTCGGTACTGTGGATACAAGTTTAAAACTTAATCTTGCCGCAGAATATAAAAAGGTTTTAGAAACAACAATTAAAAAATTTAAACTACCAGAAAGCACAACAGAAAGAAAAGCTTATATAAGAGCAAATGCTGGTATAAAGCAAAAAACTGAAGAAATTGGTTCTAAGTTTCTTTCAAGCCTCAGAGATATTTTATTAGCTAGAATGTTAAAAATGAATCAACCTGAGCTAAAAAAATATCTAACCAAAGATTGGATGGATGCGGATGTAATGTACCCGCCTTATATTAAAGTTACTGGTCAGGGCAGTAAGCCACCATATGCTGCAACTGTTATGGACCCAACAGAAAATGAAAAATTAAATGCATTACAAAAATCTAAAGTAACTTTAGAAAAGGTTGGGAATGACTCCATAGGTGTAAAAGCTGGTGAGAAAAAAATAATGAAAATTCGTTTTAAGTTTGAATCTGAAAAGATGGCGTCTTCTATGAAGCTTTCGGGAGACCCGTGGTAATGTTACAATTTAGAAAATTTCTAGCTGAATCCGTCGCATCAGATGACAAGCTAAAGCATCTAGAACATGCTGAGGATCATCATATCAATCTTGGTGCAGTGGGTTTCAAGCACGCAGTTGATACGCTAAATGGCGTACACGATCAGCTAAGACGAAAAGATAGCAAAGTAAAGGTGACAATGAAATACGATGGGTCACCATCAATCGTATTCGGTTATCATCCAGAGAACAAGAAGTTTTTCGTCGCATCAAAATCTGCATTCAATGTCACACCCAAGCTGAATTATACCGACGAAGATATTGTAGCCAATCATGGTCATGCGCCTGGACTTGTCGCAAAGCTAAAAGCTGCACTAGCCCATCTACCGAAGGTCACACCAAAGGGTCAAGTGTTTCAGGGTGATATTATGCACACACCTGAAGATGTAAAAGAGCAAGGTGACAATCTCAATTTCAAGCCTAACACCATCACATACTCTACACCGAAAGATGGCTCTATCGGAAAGAAAATTGCTAAATCGAAAATAGGTGTAGCCGTTCATACACGTTATACCGGTTCAACACTACAGACAATGAAGGCGTCATTCGACCCTGACGAGAACGCATTCAAGCAACATAATGACGTGCATATGATATCGGTTGAGCACCCAGTAGAGCGTACTGGTTATACTACTGCACAAGAGCGTGAATATGAATCGCACATCAAAAAGGCTAAGGTTGCTGCATCTCAAATGACGCCAGCATCACACAAAGCTGTAGAGAGACACCGCGAACATATTAAGATGTACATTAATGATACAGTGCGTCAAGGTACTAAGCCCACAACTGACGGGCTGAAGAAGTATGTTACTACCAGATATGCAAAGGCGATGTCCACCCTAAAGACAGACAAAGCTCGCTCGGTGCGTCAGCAAGAATTGAAAGATGCGCTAGATCATCTTGATGCAAATTCGCATCATATTGATCGTGCATTTGAGGTGCATCATCATCTGCAAAATGCTAAGAATGTACTGGTTGGTGCACTGTCATCTAACCCAGGACCATTTCAGCATACCATTGGTGGGCAGAGCGCAAAGCCGGAAGGGTTTGTCGCAATCAAAGATGGCGCACCGACTAAGCTAGTTGACCGCGGTGAATTTAGTCGCGCTAATTTACTAGCCACAAGGCGCTAAAATCCCTAAATAGGAAAGCACTGTATAGTCCACGGAAAACCAGTGCGTGGGAGGGTAAATGAAGCCTGTTGCTATTACGTTCGGACGTATGAACCCGCCGACCATAGGTCACCAGAAGCTAGTAGATCATCTACACTCTACAGCAAAGAAGCACGGCGCAGATGCCGAGGTGCACCTATCTCACACTCAGGATCGCAAAAAGAACCCACTCTCCCACGCGCAGAAGGTCGGGCTTGCTCGCAAGGCCTTTGGTGATTCTGTCAAGTCTGGGCCACATAAGACTATCATCGATGTGATGAAGCATCTGCACAAGCAGGGGCGCAAAGAGGTTCACGTTGTTGTCGGTGGTGATCGCCACAAAGAAATGCATGAGCTTTTGCATCGCTACAACGGAAAAGAATATCACTTTGACAAGATTCATGTTCATTCTGCGGGCGAGCGTGACCCGGACGCTGAAGGCGCTGAAGGCATGTCAGCATCCAAGATGCGCGAACATGCAAAGAACAACAATCACGAAGGCTTCAAGTCAGGCCTACCAGAAAAGCTACGCTCATCGGCACATAGGGTGATGAAGATGGTGCGCACTGGTATGGGTCATGTTGAAGAATATGATATGTTTGGTGGCGGTACATCAGCATTCACACCAGCAGATCGCGTACCGCCCGAGAGTGCGCTATCTCTACAGCGTGAAAATGACCCAGACGGTGATGACGAACCCAAGTCAAGCGAAGCCATCGGTACCCATGATGAGCTTAACCCGTCGCTATTCGCAGATGATCGCATTATGCCTGAGGTTCGCATTCAGCTACGCAAGATTGCTGACAGCTTCATTCGCTTTGTTGGTGTGCCGCTTGACGTTAAAGATATCGTCTTCACAGGTTCAAATGCAAGCTATCACTACACCCAGCATAGCGACATTGACCTGCATGTTGTTGTGAAGCTAAAGGGTGGAGCATCAATGCGCGCATACATGCGCCAGCTATTTGATGCAAAGAAAAGCCTATGGAACCAGACACACAAGATCCATATTCGCGGCTTTGAGGTCGAGCTATACATTGAGCCGACTGAGGAGCCAGCTGTTAGCTCTGGTGTCTATAGCATCATGAATGACAAGTGGGTCAAGCACCCGACGAATGAAAAGCCGTCAATGGATGACGTTAGCGTTCGTAGCAAATATCGTCAATACAAAGATGAGATTGATACGGCCGTAAGATCAAATGATGCAACAGAGATTGAATCCCTATTGACCGAACTACGTCAGATGCGTAGTTCAGGACTTGCTAAGGGTGGCGAATACAGCGTTGAGAATATAGTGTACAAGCTGCTACGTGCGCGCGGTGATCTACAAAGACTATGGTCCACCCGCGCCGATCTTGGTGACAAGGAGCTATCATTGGAAAGTCGCAAATACTTTGCTGGGTTAGGCAAAGGCACCGCCGCTGCTCGCGCTGCACAATTCAACAGACAGACAAAGATGTCTGATAGCGACCCGAGCGCATATAAGCCAGCACCCGGCGATAACAAAAAGACAAAGACTAGCGTGCATACTCTGAAATATCGCAAGCAGTTTGGTGACAATTACAATGCAAATGATGTGCGATTTAATCCACCTGAGCTGCCTGTCAGATATTCATATCTGTCTGCATCTTACAATAAAAAGTTCGAAGAATTCTCAGAGGCCGCAGGCTATAGAAATTTATTCAAGAATGTAGTACCATTTCAGTTGGATCCGACTGTGCAGCCATTAGGGCACGCAGTACCAACATCACGCTATGATCTTGAATCAGCAGATATGCCATCAAAGCTAGTGGCGGGTAAACAACGTAGAGAAAAAGAGACTCTAGATAGAAAGCACGATAGGGAGCGCGAAGCAATGAAGGTTCAAGACCTGCGTCGCAAGATGCAAAAGAAGTCTGTTGATGAGGCAGCCGCCGAAGGTCTCGCTAAGAAGGCCGAGAAGTCTGGTATCCCGGTTGGTATTCTTCGTCAGGTTTATAACCGCGGCATGGCTGCATGGAAGACAGGTCATCGTCCCGGTGCAAATCAGCAACAGTGGGCATATGCGCGCGTCAATTCGTTTATCACGAAGGGTAAGGGTACCTGGGGTGGCGCTGACAAGGATCTAGCTTCTAGAGTTCGCAAGGAGTCTGTCAATGAAGCATTTGGTCAGGTAATGCGCGCCGCTGATTTTGAGTATAAGAAAGAGAAACTACCTGATGGTCGTGTAGTTTATCGCAAGATTCATAAGCGAGTTCGTGCTGAGGGTGATCCGAATCCGCGTCACCGCGAGATGGGGACAGACTCTCTTTCAAGCATTTATAAGAAGGATACGCCTGGTCAAAATGAATCTAAGCAGGATGCGCGCTATCTTGCGCCTCTACCGTGGGAGACTCAGGAGGCTAAGGACCCAGGTAAATCACCACAGACGTATAAGGATGTCCGCAAGGCCCTAGCTGGTATTCGTGAGCAGAAAGAGCTATCCGAAGATTTCACTCCTGGGATCATGGATGCACCGACAGCTCAGCAGCTAGGCATTCGCGCACAATTTGGTTACGCTGATCATCCTTCAGTCGAAGAGGAAGATGACGCAGGCTGTGGTTGTGGTGGCAACTGCCAGTGCGATGATGTCGAAGAGGAGCTAGAGATCACCGAGGCCGAATATCAAGGTCGCAAGGTAACTCTCAATAAGCCATTCCGCACACCTGGTGGTCCAAAGAAGTCTGCTGTCTATACGACAAATGGTTCAGGTAGTGTTGTGATCGTTCGCTTTGGTGACCCTAATATGACGATCAAGAAGAACATTCCGGGTCGTCGCAGCAATTTCCGTGCGCGTCACAACTGCGATAACCCAGGGCCGCGCTGGAAGGCGCGCTACTGGTCTTGCAAGGCTTGGTAAATGGCACAGTTTAGGACAGATATTAAAAAGCTAGATGGAGCAAATCTCGTAACTCGTTACGAGGTTATGATGCTGTCCGATCGTTTATCACCGTCTGGTACTCTTACCGACGGATTTGGACGCATGAGGGTATCACATCCTTATACACTATTTGATAGTCAACACCGCTTTCAATTAAACAACAAGTTTAGCACAACATTTGCAACGGGTGGGTCATTAGAATATTCTAATACTCAAAGCAGCGTATTGATGTCAGTCAATTCTGCAAATAATGCTGAGGTTGTGCGCGAAAGTAAATATGTGATGACTTACCAGCCGGGTAAATCATTGTTAATTATGAATACATTTGTTTTTAATACACCAAAGGCTGGATTGCGCCAGCGCGCTGGGTATTTTGGTGCAAAGGATGGTGTATTTCTTGAACAAGATGGTGATATTCTTTATCTGGTGCTTCGCAGCAATATAACAGGAACCGTTGTCGAGACACGAATTGCACAGTCTGATTGGAATGTTGATAAGTTTGACGGTACAGGTTATTCACATCAAGGTGAGACTGGTCATGGTGATGCTTTAGATGTTTCAAAAAGTAATATTTTCTGGATTGATATTGAATGGCTTGGTGTCGGTGACGTGCGCTGCGGATTTGTGGTAAATGGCTCAATGAAAATCGCTCATATATTTCATAATGATAATGTAAATACTTCAACCTATATGACCACTGCATGTCTACCGATTCGCTATGAAATTAAAAATACTGCGACTCAGGCTAACAGCGCGACGCTAAAACAGATATGCAGTACTGTGATTAGCGAAGGTGGTTATGAACCAAGATTAGAGCAGTTTCATGCTGGAACAGAGCTGACCAAGACCACTCTATCAAATACTGCGACCTATTACAATCTTGTATCTCTACAACTTCGCCCAGGCAGATTAGATTCAGTTGTCAAGATTGATTCAGGTACTGTGCTAGGCGAAAGCAATCAAAATTACATGTATAAGGTCGTCATTAATCCTCAGGTCGCTGGGTTGTCATGGCAAAATCATTCACATTCTAATAATGCACAATATTCAGTTACGGGATCTAAAGTCACTGGCGGCCGAGTGGTTGCGACAGGATATATCACATCTGCTCAAGGATCAATTGATTTGCGTGCGGCGGATGTGTATTTACAGATAGGGCGCACATTAGGCGGCAATAGTGACATCATCACGTTAGCTGTGCAATCAGATTCGAATAATAAAACAGCAGCAGGTATGCTAGGTTGGGTAGAACCAATATAACAAGGAGAAAGTAAAATGTTTAATAATCGTAAAATGGGATCTTCTGATTCTCTGCTTAATGCTATTAAGGATATCATGGAGAAGAAGCACACGACTCCTGAGACACCGAAGGAGAAGTCGCTTGCAAAGCTTGCACACCCCAAGGACAAAATCACGCACAAGGACGTGCTGGTTGGCCGCGGTGTTCTGAAGAAAGAGAATAGCGGTGATCGCATGGGTGTGATCGTCGGTACTCGCAAGGAGAAGGTCGAGCTTGAGCCTCGTCTAAAAGAAGAAGCTGATGGCAGAAAGCGTTCTAGCTATACCATCAAGACTAGTGGTGATCAAAAAAATATTCATAAAGAAATGATGAGGCACGTCAATCCTGGATATCATCATTGGATTGGTCAGCATTCAAGTAAGGGGCCCATTAGTGATGATGATCACAAAGAAATCAAGCGTGTTGCAAATGCTAATGATGCAAATGTTCATGTTAGCTCATCAAGGGATGAAGAGGGTTATCATCATGTTCTAATTCATTCATCAACTAGAGAATCTGCAAAGGGTGCTGCGGATGATCTATTTGAT